GGAAAACGGCTTTTACGAAGTGACTGTCGGTTCGCCATACAAACCTGTACGAATCTATGAATACAAGCCATGTAATTTGTATGAAAACAAGAATAGGTGGAAGGCAGGGGACGGATGTTATGTCTTTAACTGGTTTGTTGAAGCTTGGAGAGAATGCCCGAAGCCTTATGAAAGGAGCGAAGATGCCGAAATGCACTGATATTGATGTGTTGATTGATATATTTGAGGATAGACTTGAGAAGGTACGCAATCGCTATGGTGATTATTCTGAAGAAGCAGGAGTTCTCGCTGGTGCGCTTCGTCTAATCAGAGCACAATCAACCATTGACATTCCAACCGATGTCGCAATCGTGGTGAGCGAAGACGGAACGGTGAGCAGAATAACAGGGGTTAAAATCTGAGAAAGGAGTAAAAATGAATTGGGAAAATATAGGCAAGCTATCCTTTGCAATTATTTGTGGATTTGCAGTAGCCGGAATACTTTATCTGATCATTAGAATTGTGTCATGGAAATGGCATGTCGACAGTAAAATCGAGTTACAAGACGAAGTGAACAAGGAACTCTTTCAGGCGTTAAAAGATATAAAAACCGCAATAGACGAGGCGATTTCAGAAGAAGGGAGCGATGATGAGTAAGCTGAATTCAGGAGAAATTACAAAATTGTTGAACATCCTCATCGGTGCGACTGAACCGATTGGCGAGACAAACTGTGACGAAAAAGTGCTTGAAAATCTCAAAACGCTTATTGATGTGACGAACTGGTGCCTCGATAGCATTTCATGCGCAAGAGACTATATTCATCGTTTTGAGAATTCCATGAATAAGGTCGGATTTACGGCTCAATGCGCTATGCAGGAATGGGCTGAGTGGCTAAAAGAAAGGAGCGAAGAATGAATCACATCGTAAAGACCATTGGCACGATAATCGTGACCCTTGCCATCTTGGGATTGCCAGTATTGACTTGCCTATCATTTGTGCTTGAGTGGCACGGCTTCTTTCGACTGGTGCTTGTTATGCTTGTTGTGATTGAAGCAATATTTACCTACGCAGAAGTTTATGAAAGGAGTGAAGAATGAAGAAGAATAAAAATTACTTACTTTTTATTGTTTGGGTATTTATATTTCTGGTTGCACTCGCAGTTTTTGCGACATCCGTTGTTGCGTGCACAAAGTATGGCGGAGCGCCGATCACTGAGATTCCGGCGTGGGCATTGATGTTTATGTTTGGGAGAAAGTGACAGGAAGGAGTGAAGATGAGTGAATTAAAGCCGTGTCCGTTTTGCGGAGATACATACATACGACCTCATGTCACAAAAGGTCATAAATATACAATAGGATGCAATACGGTGAACTGTGTGGGATTACATTGTGAAGGAAAGCTGTTTAACTCAGAAGCAGAAGCAATCGAAGCATGGAACAGGAGAGCAGAAAGGAGCAAGGATGAGTAAGCTGAAACCGTGCCCGTTCTGCGGCGGTAAGGCAGAGGTTAAAAAAACAGCATTCGGAGACAACACAGGATACGCATTTATAATCTGCAAATCCTGTGGGGCTTCGACTAAAAAAATTTAATAAGAGTCTTGATTTTTGTGCTGTTGAAGAAGCAACCAAAGTATGGAACAGGCGAGTGGAAAGGAGCGAAGATGAAAACCACATGTGAGATCAATGATTATTCAATTCCGGCAAAGCCGTGTATTAAAATCCATAACGCATGGAGTGATGGTAGCAAAGTTGAAGTCGAAGTAGAAGGTGAAAGATATATAGTTGATGCTGATGAACTGATTTCAGCCGTCCGGCGGTGCAAATTAGATGCGTTTGAGAAGTGAGTTGAAAGAGATGGAAGAGGTGGAAGATGGACGATAAAGAAAAGTTGTATTCTCAAATGATGGCAAGCATTGTCGACATTGGTATAGAACAAATCCTTCCACATGAGGTTTGCGAAGTAATATGCGTCAAGTGTGGCAAACGGTGGATTTCAGTACATCCGGAAAGGACGCTGTTGAAAGAACTGGAATGCCCGAACTGTGGGCAGGGATTTGTGATCAAGACAGGGCAACTACTATTTGAAGACGAGGTAGAAGAAGATGAATAATAAGGTGTTAATCAGTCAGGATGGAATAACCATTCAGGAGAGAAGCGATATAGCGTTGACTATTGACGAGGCAGAAGCATTAGAAGATTATCTCTGGCGCTCGTTCATTCCCTATATCAAAGACGAAGAAACAGAAGTAGACAACTTAGAGTTCCTCCGACTTATCACATCAGTATGGCGCAAGTGCAGGGATGCTCTTGATGCACAAAAGAAGGCAGGTGACACAGAAGATGAGCGAACTTGAACGTATTTCGATTGATTTTCCGAAGCCAATCGGAACTCTGACGATACACAAAGGGTTTACTATTTCGATTTATACGAAAATGCCGAACAAATTCCATAGATTGATGGCAAGGATACTTCTTGGATGGATTTATATGGAGGTAGAAGATGGAGATTGACAGAACATCACATTCAGAAAATCAGTATAATAAGCTGACTGATCAGGAACGGATATGGCTGGGACTGAAAAAGCCAGCCCCGCTAAAAGGAACCATTCACATTGTGATTCCATCGCACTATGGAGCCAATGGAGTAATCTGGGAAGACAGATTTGTTACAGAAAATGCTCTTGTCGGATGGAAGGAACAGTATCCGAATTTGCAGATTATCAAATAACTTTAGGATGCCCTAAATTGAGCCAAAAATGCTCTTTTTAGGGCATTTTCGTATTCAGTCGAATATTTTATCATTAAAGTCACGAGGAGGCAGAAATCGTGGCTTTTTTGTTGCTTAATCCAAATCCAAAGAATGCTCGTGTGGGCGACTGCGTAATTCGTGCATTGTCCATAGCGACGAGAAAATCTTGGGAGGATATTTACACAGCCTTAGCGGTTTACGGATTTATGCTTTGCGATATGCCGAGTAGCAACGCCGTGTGGGGAGCATACCTGAAAGATCAAGGCTACGAGCGGAATGTCGTAATTGATTCTTGTCCGGACTGTTACACTGTGAAAGATTTCTGCCGGGACAACCCTCAGGGAACATTCATTCTCGGAACCGGAACCCATGCTGTTGCAGTTGTCAACGGCAATTATTGTGACACATGGGATTCCGGCGATGAAGTACCTATCTATTATTGGAGGTTATGAAATGCCGTATCCTTATTATCCAACCTATATGAACCCTCAGAATTATTTGTATCCACAACAGCAACAGCCGATGCCGACACCGCAGGCTCAGGCGCAGACTCCATCCGCAGGCTTAACTTGGGTTCAGGGAGAAGCAGGAGCGAAATCCTATCTTGTTGGCGCAGGACAGAGCGTGCTTCTCATGGATTCCGAAAACAGTTGTTTTTACATAAAGTCCACCGATAACAGCGGAATGCCATTACCTCTTCGTGTTTTTGATTATTCAGAACGCACACAAAGCCAGCCGAATGTTCCTGCTCAGGCTCATACTGGATTTGACCCTAAAGAATATGTGACACGAGAAGAATTTAATCAATGGACAACGAACTTCAAGGCGAGCTTATTAGCGGCGAAGAAAGAGGTGGGAAAAGATGGCGAATAATCCGCTTTACAATCAGTTGAATAATAACGGCTCTAACAATTTTATGTCAAAGTTTCAGCAGTTCAGGAACTCGTTTAACGGTGATCCGAAACAGATGATTCAGAACATGCTGAACTCAGGTAAGATCACACAGGCACAGTATAACAATGCCGTTCAAATGGCTCAGAGGCTTCAGAGCCTTTTAAAATGATGCTTTTCGTGCGCACGATGTAGCATAAATATCATGAAAGGAAGTAAAGAAAAATGGCTTTAACTTCAGAAAATGGAAACGATCTTGTGATGCCTGTTGCTCCGCTTTACGGTGGCGGCAATGGCGGTGGATTCGGTAACGGATTCGGCGGCGATGGATGGTAAACTAAAAATCTGCCATCTTAAAATCGCGGAATTAAGCGGGAAGGCTGAAATGCTAATCCGAACCGAAGGCTGTACAAAGTGCAGTCAGGGGCAACGCATAGGCGGTGAAAAGATATAATCCGCCCACGAGGCCGCGAAACATCTTGAAAATAATCCCCTTACGTGCTATAATAAAAGAAAAAGGGGGATTATCATGCCGAGAGAATACAAAAAATTAACTGTCGATGATTACGAAATAACGACAAGCGGAGACGTTATCAACAAAAAGACCGGGCGAAAGGTGAAACCGCAAATTAATGGTCGAGGATATTACAGGATATCTATTGGGAAAAAGTTGAGGTTTATTCATCGCCTTGTTGCAGAAAAATATATTCCGAACCCAGACAACAAACCGCAAGTAAATCATATTGACGGAAATAAACTAAATAACAGAGTCGAAAATCTCGAATGGGTCAGCAATCAGGAAAACCACGATCACGCGAAAAAGAACGGATTGCTAAAAACAGGAGAAGAATGTCCTTGGGCAAAATTAACCCAGAAACAGGTGGATTTTATACGAGAACATTCTGAAATCGACTCGAAAGAAATGGCAAAAGTTTTCGGTATTTCTGATTCGCACGTAAGAGAAATACGAAGAAACGAAAGCTGGAGATGTTAAAAGATATGCTGAACTTGCACGAAAAGAAAGTGCAAGAAGCAGAGGATAAAAAGCCTCTGCGGTAACAAAATGGGATTCTCCTGCTGTTTATCCTGCTCGGCGGAAACGGCTGGGGCAATGGCTTCGGCGGTGGCGGATTCTTCGGCGGTGGTGGAGACCTCTATCCGTGGATGAATCAGTCGAATCAGATCAACGGCGGATTCCGTGATCAGATGATCAATGATAACATCACCGAAATCAGAAGCGGAGTTACCGGACTTGCTACTCAGCTCTGTAACTGCTGTGGAGATGTGCAGATGGCGCTTGCCAACGGCTTCGCAGGTGTTGAGCAGGGTGCGAACGCTCGTCAGATGGCCAATATGCAGACTGCTTTTGCAGGTCAGACCGCTATGGCTCAGGGCTTCAACGGAATCCAGTCTCAGCTTGCTGATTGTTGCTGTGAGAACCGTCTTGGTACGGCTGATCTCAAGTACACGATTGCCACAGAGAATTGTGCAGATCGTACTGCGGCTTATCAGAACACTCGTGACATCATTGATTCTCAGACCAGAGGCACTCAGGCGATCCTTGACAAGCTTTGCCAGCTTGAACTTGACGGCGTGAAATCTCAGGTAGATGCAAAGAACGACAGAATCCTTGAGCTTCAGAACCAGCTTAATATGGCTTCGTTAAGGGAGTCTCAGGTTGCGCAGAATGCGTTTATCCAGCAGGGATTCTCCAACGAGGTTGACGCTCTGTATAACCGCCTTAACAACTGCCCTGTTCCGTCTACTCCTGTGTACGGTCGCACTCCGATCTTCACATGCCAGAGCAACGGATGCGGTTGCGGTTGCGGCGGTAACTTCTAAGGAGGCGTGATATGGCGGCAGAATATCTTGCGAATCCTGTTCAGGAAGTGGCGTTAAACGCGCCAATTATTTTTAACGCATCTATCCCTTGCAACCGTGGATGTGTTTATCACGAAGACGAGACAGGGATTTTTATTCTCCGTGGCATTACGAATGGCCAGTGTTTTGCAACGTATCAGGTGACCTTCAACGGCAACATTGCAATTCCTGAAGGAGGAACCGTAACGCCTATTGCTGTGGCTATTACTGTAAACGGTGAACCGAGGCTGACAAGCAGAGCTATCTTTACGCCAGCGGCGGTTGATGAATATGGCAATGTCACAAGTACAGCGATCATCAAGGTTCCAAAAGGATGTTGCTTCAGCATTGCTGTTGAGAGTGTTCCTGCTACGTCTGACCTGACTGTAACTCCTGCACCCATTATTGAGGTCCAGAATGCAAATCTGGTCATTACACGCATTGCCTGAAAGGAGGTTAACGATGCACAAGCTTTATGAATTAAAAGATATGCTTTGTGAGGAACTGGAAGAGTACGGAGCAAAGGATAAGCTGGATGTTGGCGGACTTGAGATCGTTGACAAACTGGCGCACGCAATCAAGAATATCGACAAGATCATTGAAGCCTACGAGGAAGAAGGATATTCTAACGATGGCGGACAGAGTGGGATGATGTATCCATATTATCGCTCTTATGAAGGCGGAAGAGGTGGGCGCTTAAATCGTGGTGGTTCTTACGCAAGAGGTAGAGGCAGAAATGCACGCCGCGACAGCATGGGAAGATATTCTTCAAACGACGGGTATTCTCGTGCCGAAGACGACATGCAGGATATGATCACGGAACTTCGGGAAATGATGCCAGACCTTCCTCAGGAAAAGCAGAGAGAAGTCCAGCGTTTCATCCAGAAGATTGAACAGATGTAAGGAGGTGGCTTCCTGTGATTACGGAACAAGACCTGCAGGAAGCCATTGCCGAATGTCAGGGAGTAAGAAATCCAAATGCAAGTACCTGTATGAAGCTTGCGGCATTTCTCATTATTCAGAAGGAAATGTACGGCAAAAAGGATGAAGGGCTTGCTCAGGTATACGCATCTGTTCCGACAAGAGGGTATTCCTATGATGATAGTCCGCGCGAAAGCGTGATCGAGTATGAGTCTGACACGGAGTTTTCAAACGTAGTAAGCGGAATGAATCAGGAGGATGTAATGTCGGTAATGGATGAATTGATGTCTACGATTCAGGTGGTTCAGCCGAGGATTTATGCGTCTGTTTTGCGAAAATTGAAGGAAAAGTATTGACAAACAATGTCAGATGATGTAATATAATGTTAGGCCATCTGAAATGTACCATTTGTCCATCTTCTTTTTCTTTACGGACGGAGAGTAAAAAAGCTCTCCGTCTTTTTTTGTATTTCCCTGAAAAATCTTTTAAAAAACTATTGACAAAACTTTACAAGCATGATACAATGTATCCAGAAAAGATAAAGCAAGCCAACCTAAGACGAAGCAGTAGGCGCCGAAGTTGATGACATAGCCTCCGATTTCAGAGCCGAAAAGTAGCAAGGAGCTTGAAATAAGAATCCAAAGGAGATCATAAAATGACAACTATCGAATGCATCATTGCAGTCCTGCAGAACAAAGGCTTTGAAGTCCTTGAGTCCAGAGAAGATCGAGTCTTCGGAACCAGAATCGCACTCGCAACTAAGAAGACCGATGGAGGCGACATTGAAATCGCTTGGGGAGATAACGGAACCGCAAGAGTTCAGAAGCCTAACGGAACAACGAAATGGTACTATGAGAAGACTATCCCGCAAGTTGCCAGAGCACTGGACCAGTGCATCGAGTTCAATACATATAAGAGCCGCTGGGGTCTTGCCTGAAAACTTTTGAAAACTTTTGTAAAAAAGTGCTTGACAAAAGCATTCAGCTATGATACAATGTATACAGATAAAAAGAGAACCCAAGGAGGTCGAAACAATGCTTAACAGATTACTTGAACAGGACAAGATCATCGAAGTAGGCATGAACTATCTTACAGATGATGGAGTTATCATTTACAGGGTTTGGGGAAAGACCACAACCTACTGGGTACGAGAAGATAACTTTCAGGCATTTATGAATGCAGAAGATCACCTTTACGCATACAGAGGCGTAGCCGATGCTTACCTTGAGGAAAGAGGTCAGGATATCAGAACAATGAGGTCTACCACGGCAAAATGCTTCCTTCAGGGGCTTATGAGCGCAAGGAAAGACTGCAGATAAGGGAGGCACACAATGAAGTTTGATATCTGCGACATCGAGACAGGTGAAGTTCTGGGAAGGTCAGGAAGCAAGTACGATAATGAAGAGATTGCCATTGATAACGCTTTAAGATATTGCAAAAGGCATGGATACAAGGTTGACCACTTCGACTTTAGCTTTGACAAGAGATTCCATCTCACTACGATTTGGGTAGCACAGTCAAATCAGTACGGAGGCAGACAATGAAGATCGAGATCATCGAAGACGAAAGGTTTGGATACACTCTTTTAGTTGACGGGGAAACCATATTAGAGTGCATGAGCGGAGACGAAATCAGCGATCTTACGATCGGTGAAATACAAGAAATCATGATGGAGGCAGAACATTTATGAAAGAAGAGATGATCAGGGTTGGAATTCTTGACGCAAGGACAAGGGAATTCAATGTGGGAGAAATCAAAAACGACCTACAGGCATTCTACGAAACAATTGATTGCGATACGATTGATATCGTGGTCAGAGAAGTCTACGAAAAGCCATTCGATATCATCGTAGACGATGAAGGACTCCTGAAAGAAGCGCCGATAGTGACAGCAATTGATGCAGACTTTCAGCCGATGCTTGTAGGCACACTTATCTTCTGCCATCACGATTCCGAGGGAAATCTCACATCGATTTCGGAAGAGGATGAGCACGCCCTGAGGCTTGCGACGATCAGCGGATACGCATGGCCATGCAATTACTGCTGACAAAAAGGAGGTAGACATGACGGTCAGAGAGCTGTTCAAAGACCCTGCGCTTCATCCATGGTTTACAGTCCTTTTGGATGAGACTGATGATGACATCGCCTTAATAAGACCCTATACACACGGTTCTGATAGGCTGGACACGATTTTCGAGGGCTGGATTGACGCAGATGTGCTGGGGAAGAAGCAGGTATTCACTGACAAAAGAAATCCAGTTTGGTACATAAAAGTAAAGAAATGTAAAAAATCACTTGACAAACAGACTGACATCTGATACAATAAAACAGTAGGCACAGGCATCTGATGTAGGATAAAGCTACATTTCCTATATTTATTTCACTTTTAAATTTTTCTCTTAGTAAATTAAATATAGATTTATATACATTATCCTACATCCTACATAAAAGGAATAAAGGAGAGGAGGTGAAATATGAACGAATTCCGTGAAGCAGTAAGGGAGTACCGAGTAAGGTATGGGATATCCCAGCAGGAGTTTGCCAAAAGATGTGGGCTGAGCCGCCCGACGATTTGCGCAATCGAAAACAAAGAACACTACTATGTGAACCTGATTACAAGACATAAGCTGGAGCAGGTTCTGAATGACAAGAAGGAGGAAGAGAAGTGATAGAGACAAAAACAAATGATGGCCAGATCAATATTGCCGCAAGCGGAAGTCTGCATGAAATTACAGCGGATGCTTGTCTGATCATTCATACCATTTACGAAAAGATGAAGAGCAGTCGCGAAGAGGCGGCAAATGAATTCAAAAGGAATTTTACGAGCGCCGTAGTATCGGGAATCCTCTTTGATACGCAAATTGAGGATGCGTCAAGTAAGAAAGCCCTTTTGATCACTCAGGCAATTGTGGAGTTGCTGGAAGAGGTTCACTCTGGAGAATATGACCCAGCCGCCGCTTTAGATCGCCTGAAAGGGGAGTACGACGAATGATCAGGGCGAGCTATTCCAAAATCCAGTGCTACAAGTCCTGCAGGAGGCTGTACCAGTTAAAGTACATTGAAGGCGTACAGTCTACTGCAAGGATTGAGGCACTTGAAAGAGGAACAAGTTATCATGAGCTTGTTGAACAAATGCTCAAATACGGAGGGTATGTTGGAGAGATCGAGGCAGACCCGAAGACGCTTGCGATGGCTTCGGCTTTTGAGGACTATATCCTGCCACAGCTTCATCCGAAAGCGGTTGAAGACTGGTTCGAATATGACACAAAGTTCGGAGACAAATTTGTAGGCAGGATTGATGCCCTGAATGAAGACGGTGCGATCATTGAGCACAAGACTACGAGCGGTGAAATCAATGAGGAATACTGGTACACGAGGGATATGGATGAACAGCTTATGACCTATATGTTCGCCTATAATACTCGGAAGGCTGATTACACAGTCTGCAGGACGCCGCTTCTTAGGCAGAAGAAAGGAGAGACGGAACAGGAGTTTTTCGAAAGATGCAGAGCGTGGTACGATGAAGATACCGAAAGCAAGATTGCGATGCGTGAAGTCTATCACACAGATGAAGAGATTAACGACTTCATTCAGGAACAGGCATTGACGATCAGGGAAATGAATGAATGCACGCTGTTCTATAAGAATCAAAGCTACTGTACAAAATGGGGCAGGATGTGTGAATATGCACCGATTTGTCAGCACTATGACCCGAATCAGGAGTATATCGGGTTCGCAAAGGAGGAACGGTAAGATGGCTGAAATCAGATGGCACATTATTGAAAAAGAGGGAAATCCGGCTAAGGATGGGAAGTACTTTGTAACGACAAGAGATGAGTGGTTTGGAGAGTATTCCTATTACGGTACTGTTATTTTGGAATTCGCTGACGGGTGGAATTGCCACAGACGGGCAGATGGAACTGTTGGCAGGGAATATGAAATCAAGGGCATTTACGCTTGGGCGGATATTGAACATCTTTACGATGAATTACCGAAAAGAAAGGAGAAGGAAGAATGATCAGCTTAACAGAGGCCGTAAAGGAAAAGCCACCGATTACAGCGTTATTCTATTGCGCTCCCGGAGTAGGGAAGTCTACAGCGCTTGGAATCATTGCTGAAAAGAGTGAAGGCAGGACATTAGTCCTTGACATTGACAGAACATTTATCAATACGATGCGCAAGCGAGAGGTCGTGAAGGATCTGTCGAAGATTGATATAATCCAGATCGACAATATTCACACATTTCAGGATTGGACCGAGAATCTGAAGAGCCTGAACGAATCCTTTGAAAAAGGAGAGCTTGATGCCTACGAAAACATCTGCGTAGACAATATTTCCGAGCTTGAAAGGTGTATCCTTTCAGATCTTGGAAGTCAGGGAAAGAACAAGGGAGTCCCTGCTATGGCAGACTATCAGTACATGCAGTTTAAGCTTGTGAACAGCTTACGCTATATGAAACGCTGGGGCAAGAATATCTACTGGACAGCATGGGAGACTGCAGAGCAGTTTCAGCATCCAGACGGAAGCTATTATACAAGATTGTATCCGAAGATCGCCGCTAAGATTGTAGACAACATCTGCGGACTCTGCGATGTAGTAGCAAAAATCCTCGTGAAGCCTGATGGAACAAGGGGCTTCATCCTTGAAGCGACACAGAACATATATGCAAAGAACCAGATCGACAGCCGTAAGGGTTGTCTGATCGAGGACTTTATAAAAACAAATGAAAAGGAGAATTAAGAGATGGCTTGGAACTATCAGAGAACCGAATCAACGCAGTTCGCAGAAATCCCCGAGGGGCGTTACAGAGCACTGATTGACAGAGCAGAGAAGGCAGTTTCCAGGAGCGGAAACGATATGCTCGTGATCAAGATGAAGGTCAGCGGACAGACATCTTCGATCTGGTACTATATTTCCTTCCTTGAAGACAGACCGGAGACTACGAACAGGATGCTGACCCAGCTTTTTGACAGCTTCGGGATCGAGGAAGGGAACTTTAATCTTCAGAGCTACATCGGTAAGGCAGGAGGGATTCAGGTGAAGCATGACGATCAGGGTAGGGCAAGAATCAGCTATCTGCTGTCAAAGAAACAGCAGGAAGAGCTTCCGCCTTATGTCGGCGATCCTGTGAAAGCTCCACCGAAAGTTAATGAGAATGGGTTCATGGAAATCCCCGAAGGAGAGGATGACGAAATCCCGTTCTAATAAAAATTAAATAGCATCACGGCGGTTCAGGTACGCCGCCGTGGTGCACAGGAGAAAGAGAAAGATGGACAAGGAAGAGAAGAGGATTTATGCAGTCTGTTATCCGATAATGATTTTATTCGCAGTATTTATCGTATATACGGCTGTAAGCGACAAAAAGGCGGCAAAAACCGATTCTGCTGATGAGTCAGCATATTTTATCGAAGAAACGACTGGAGCTCAAATAAAGCCCATTTTCGAGGCTCAGAGCGGTATGCCGTGTGATAATCCAGAGCAGTTTGAAAGGTGGTATTCAGAATATGAACAGACGGCAAGCGAAGAAAAGATGCACTCTACAAAGAGGATACACAAACCGAGCATATTGGCGGTGGGGGAAGACGAAGTTGATGGAGTTGTCATATCCGCTGAAGAATCAAGTTCCGAGGTGGAGACAGAAAGCGTGGAATATCCTGAAACATCCGAAGTTTCAGACTCTAAAGGAGAATCAGAGGAGCTTCGCAAAACCAAGAAATATCAAATTATGGGCACACGGATTGATGAGGATTTACAAGAGCGGCTCTTTATGGTACTTGATGAGGCACGCATCCCTTACTGGTATGAGATCGCCATCTGTCAACTTTTTCAGGAATCGAGGGGCGAAAGGTACGCTGTAAGCAAGGACGGAAGAGATCATGGGATTTTCCAATATAGGCTTCAGTTTTGGGACAGCGTTTGCGATCAGTACGGATGCTCGGGAGCTTCGATTTATGACACTGATGCTCAGATCAGGATATACGCGCAACAGATGTCCGCAAGGCTGAGTCAAGGGCTTTCGGTTGACGAGGTAATTAGCCGTCATAAGACAAGTGATGAAGTAACCGCAGTCGACTGGGAATATGTGAATCAGGTAAAGCAATGGCTGAATAAAATGGAGGTTATCGAATGAAAGACGAATACAAAGTTGGAGAATATATCATTTATCAGAACGGTGATCAGTATGAAATCGGAAGAATCAAGAAGCTGTGTGATGATCATGCTTTCGTTTGCTATCACGAAGGTGAAACAGCGGCGAACACTCCGTATGACCATATGCACAAGCTCCTGAACAGATACGTTATAAAAGAGACTTCTTTGGGAGGAGATGTGTTCAAATGAGTAACAATAAAAAGATCGGCACAAAGTTTGAGAAGCAGTTCCTGAAATACCTTGCAGATAACGGATGGTGGGCGCACTTCCTTAGCCCGGACGCCTCAGGAGCACAGCCGTTTGATATCATGGCTATCCGGGATAACGATGTATACGCAATCGACTGCAAGACCTGTTCCAGTGATTATTTCTACATGGCAAGGGTAGAGGACAATCAGTATTACGCATTCCAGTCGATTATCTGGAAGTCGAATGTAAAGTGCGGATTCATCTGCCTGAAAGCCGGAGAAGTCTACTGGGTAGACTTTGCGAAGGTTCTTGAAGCAAAAAGACATGAGCGGACATCAATAATTTTAACGGAGGCAATGAAGGTCGATGCGTGCAATCGTTTCGAACGCTATAAGAATTGAGAATCCCACACCGGAATGTCGGGCAAGGTATGTGGATATGCTGACATTCGACAATCCTGAATTCATGAAGAAGTCTCAGATGGGATTATGGACAGGGAATATTCCGAGAAAGATATCACTCATGAGGTCGGGTCCAGATTGGATTGAGATTCCATTTGGGATGCTTTACGATGTGTTTGCTCATAGGTCAGAGTATCAGGAGATTGTGAACAAGACAATCTTAAGGCAATCGAGCATCAGCTATCAGTCCGAGATCACTCCGTATAACTATCAGGAGGAGGCAATACAGTCAGCGTTGAAAGGAAGGAATGGCGTTATAGTCGCTCCGTGCGCAAGCGGTAAAACACAGATTGGACTTGAGATTATAGCACGGCTTGGCAGGAGAGCCTTGTGGCTGACGCATACCGGCGATCTTCTGAAGCAGAGCATGGAACGAGCGAAGGTAGTCCTTGGAATTCCTGAAAGCTCTTATGGAACGATCACTGAGGGCAAGGTCAATATAGGCCAGTCAATTACATTTGCCACAGTGCAGACGATGTGTAAGATCGACCTTGAGGCTGTCTCAGGGGAGTGGGATATTATCGTAGTCGATGAAGCACATCATGTGGTAGGCACTCCTACGAAGCTTCAGATGTTCTACAAAGTGATATCTAAGCTCAAGGCAAGATACAAGTTCGGGCTAACAGCCACACCGAAAAGAGGCGATGGGCTTATCGCTTGCATGTACGCGCTTCTTGGGCAGAAGCTCTATGAGGTCCAAAAAGGGCAGATTAAAGACAACCTGTGTCCAGTTAGAGTATTTCTTCGAGAAGTTGATTATATGCCCGATATGGGCACAATTTTAGCGCCAGATGGCACTCTGCAGTACACGAGCTTGATAACTGACATGACTGAAAGCAAAGATCGCAACAGGCAGATTGTGGATGACATCATCCTGCATTCGGGAGGAGGAAGGAGGGGACTTGTGCTGACAGATCGGGTAGCACATATTGATATGCTATGCGACATGCTGGATGCAGAAGGTTTACGAGTGATCCCGCTTCATGGAAAGACAGGCAAGCAGTCAAGGCATGAAGTGATTGATATGCTGAAAGCTGGAGACATTGACCTGATTATCGCAACATACGCGCTGGCAAAAGAAGGGCTTGATATCCCGAACCTTGATGATGTGTTTTTCGTAACGCCTCAGAAAAATGAGACAGTTGTAGTTCAATCTGCAGGAAGAGTCGCACGCAAAGCAGAGGGCAAAGAATGGGGTAATGTGTATGATTATGTAGATAGTTTTGGCATGCTGAGAAGCTGGGCGGCAAAAAGAAGAGGTTTTTACAAAAAGTCTGAATATGATATTGCATAACCTACACAGGCGTGCTATACTATAGGGGCAGGACATAGATCCTGTCCTATATTTTTACCTTGAAAGGAGAAGAAGACAGCGATGTACAAAGAAAATCCAGCGAATGGGATAAAGGACACTATGTGGACTTTTCTCATGGACGGCGGTCAGAAGGAAAACATACCCGCATTAAAGGAGTATGTATACGACCTGATAAAGCTGACTACGCAAAAAGATGGCGGACAGAGCGGGAAGAAGGGGAATATTCCGATTGCAGAAACAGATATGCTCATGTTTTCCATAGTATGCGAGGCAGTAGCATTGGTTCTCTCGGGAAGATTAGATGAGTTGGAAGTAAAGAAGGAGGAAGAGTGATGGCTTACGAATCAATTCCAGAAGAATTGAAGAAGGTAAAACAATGGGTTTGCTGGGACGGCACGAAGCTCCCGAAGAATCCGTACACAGGAGGAAATGCGCAGAGCAATAATCCTCAGACATGGAGTGATTACAAGACCGCATTGAAGGCAGTCGATAAGTATCACTTTTCAGGAATCGGGTTTATGTTTGCTCCCCCATATTTCGGCGTAGACCTTGATCACTGCATTGACAATCAGGACTTTGTAGATGAATTCGTGGAAAGCCTTCAGAGCTATACCGAGTACAGCAAGAGCGGTACGGGTATTCACATTATCTGCAAAGGGAAACTGCCGGACGGAGCACGCAGGCGGGGCAATGTGGAAATGTATTCGGAACGTAGATACTTCATTATGACAGGAAATGCCTATGGTCCATATAAGGAGGTTGCCGACTGCACAGAGAAAATCAAAGTCCTGCATAGCAAATATCTGTATTCAGAAGCCCCGAAAGTCGCCCCGAAGGTTGTGGAAAAAGTCAGTATGGATGACTCCGAAATTGTTGACAAGGCACGCAACTGCAAAACAGGGTCACTTTTTCAGCTTCTTTATGCAGGAAACTGGGAGGGCTTGTATCCGAGTCAGTCAGAAGCCGATATGGTGCTCTGCAATCATCTTGCATTCTGGACACAGAAAGACGCCGATCAGATGGACAGGATATTTCGAGCCTCAGGACTTTATCGAGACAAATGGGACAAAAAGCGCGGATCGCTGACCTATGGACAGATTACGATTCAGAAGGCAATCGCAAGCTGTTCCGAAGTCTATGAGCCGAAACTGACAGAGGATGATACAAAGCTTGCCATAGGGATGTTCCGCAACGGTGGAGTAGGAAGGCAGGACGCTCCGAAAAATCAGTACGATATGACTGATACTGGAAACGCTCAAAGATTGCGTGATAAGTACAAGGGGAGCATCCGCTATTCCTACACACGCAAGAAGTGGATGTACTGGACAGGGAAGGCGTGGAGGCTTGATGAGACGGGTGAGATTAAAAAGCTGGCGGATATAGTTGTGGAAGACCTGAAGCGTGAAGCCTTCGAGACCGATGACGAAAAAGAACAGGAGCAACGGCTCAGGTTTGCGGCTAAGACGGCGAATTCTTCAGGAAAGTGCAATATGATTCTGGAAGCACAGCACCTTGACGGCGTTCCGGTTCTGATTGATGAACTGGATGCATACACGGATTATCTGAACGTGCAGAACGGAATAATTAACCTCAGGAATGGAGAGCTTATGCCCCATGATCCGAACTTTATGATGTCGAAAATCTGCAATGCGGAGTACGATCCTTCTCCGCAGAAGAAGCCTGAACGCTGGCTGAAGTTCCTCGATGAGATCACGAACGGAGACAAAGAGCTTCAGCATTACCTGCAGAAGTGCGTTGGGTATTCACTGACAGGCTCAGTCAAGGAGCAGTGTGCATTCTTCCTTTACGGCATCGGAAATAATGGTAAGTCCACATTCATTGAGACGCTGGCTGATATGCTCGGAGACTATGCAAGCAATGCACAGCCTGAAACGATCATGATGAAGCGCGATGGAATGGGAGGCATAGGGTCGGATATCGCAAGGCTGAAGTCCGCAAGGTTTGTAAGCACAGAAGAACCGACTGAGGGTGTTCGATTGAATGAGGGGCTTGTGAAGCAGTTGACAGGCGGCGGTAAGGTGACCTGCAGGTTCTTATATGGAGACGAATTCGAGTATGCCCCCGAATTCAAGATTTGGGTTGCAACCAACCATAAGCCTGTGATCAGAGGAACTGATGTGGGTATTTGGAGAAGAATCCGCTTAATTCCATTTGAGGTCAACATTGAGCATCCTGATAAACAGTTAAAATACAAGATGCGTGAGGAAATGCCGCAGATCATGAGGTGGGCAGTGGAGGGATGTATGATGTACCAGAAGGAAGGGCTTGAGCCGCCTCAGAGGGTGCTGGATTCCACGAATGAATATAAGTCAGAGATGGACCTGCTGGAGACCTTCATGGATGCTTGCATCGTTATAGACTATACGACAAAGGAACAGGTTCCTGCAAACGAGCTGTATCAGATTTATACAGCGTGGGCAAATGAGAACAATGAGTATGTGATGACAAGCAGGAAATTCTTCACGGAGATCGCAAAGAAAGTTCCTGACAAAAAGAGAGTATCAAGCGGAATTGTATATAACAATATCCGACTGACAGATTTCGCTCAGGATAAATTCAAGAAGAAGAAGATGTCAATACAGATGTTCTCATGAAGAAAGTATTGAAAAAAGTTTTCGAAAACTATTGACAAACTGATTTTGGTATGATACAATGATGCCAGAGTTAAGAAAAACTCACAAATCTTTTACAGGAGGTCACAGAACCCATGAACATGAACGCAACGCAGGAGTCCACAATTAAGTTCCTTATCAGCCGCTACAACTTTGAGCACGGTACGAGATACCGCTTCTCTACCGAAGAACTTCAGCGGAGGATGCTTCTGATTATTGAAAAGGATGGATACGATCAGGCTGATTTCCTGAAAGTCATTAAGGCTGACACGACAGGCGACATCTACAGAGTATGCGACGAATACTTCATGAACATGAAGAGCGCACCGCAGGTTCAGGAACAGCCTCAGGCGACAAACCTTGACGCATCCCTTCAGCTTCTTTCAGGAGTGGTGACAAACATGCTCTCCGCAATGAAGCTCGACGAGATTAAGGCACAGGTTGCTACAGAGCTGCAGAATGATGTAAAGCAGTTTATCGCTGACAACTACGGACCGATTCAGCGCAAGATCGAGTTCAGCTTCGAAGAACGCAAGGTTACGTTCGAAGGAGTTGTCCACAGCAAGTTCGAACAGGTTCTGAAATTTGTGAAAGCCAATGAGCCGGTATACCTTGCAGGTCCGGCAGGTTCAGGTAAGAATGTGATCTGCCAGCAGGTAGCCAAGACTCTGGGGCTGAACTTCTACTTCTCCAATGCAGTCACGCAGGAGTACAAACTGACAGGCTTTACCGATGCGAACGGAATCTTCCACGAGAGCCAGTTCTACAAAGCTTTCAAGAACGGAGGAGTATTTATGCTCGACGAAATGGATGCAAGTATTCCAGAAGTCCTGATCATCCTGAATGCCGCACTTGCTAACGGATACTTCGACTTCCCTGCTCCGATAGGATATGTGGAAGCGCACAAGGATTTTCGAGTGATTGCCGCAGGCAATACCTACGGAAATGGAGCCGACTATGATTACGTAGGCAGGAGTCAGCTTGACGCCGCTTCTCTTGACAGATTTGCGCTCATCCGCATTGATTACGATAGCCGCATCGAAGAGGCTTGCGCCATGGGTGACTCCGATCTCTTAGGATTCTGCAGGGCATTCCGCAAGGCTTCCCAGAAGGCAGGAATTCGCACAGTAGTATCCTACAGAGCTATCAAGAGAATGGCAAAACTCAGCCAGTGCATGGAAGCAGACGAAGTCCTTGACACCTGCCTGATTAAATCGCTTGAACTTGACGACCTGAAAGTGATGGAGGCAGACCTTGCAGGATACGGAAAGTACAGCGCCGCTTACCGCAAAGTGATCGCACAGAGGAAAGCCGCCTGACAGCGACTTCCTCTGTAAACTTTTGTAAAATAATGCTTGACAGTTGGAATAGGATATGATACAATAATGACAGAACCCAGATAGGAGGTCAAACAAATGAGTGTCATCAAAAAGGTAAAAACAAGCAAATTCAAGGCGACAATTGAATGCTTCAATTCCGCAAACGAGGTTGTGGAGGTTTCGAGCAAGCGCGAAATCACAGACTCCTGCTTCCATGACATGCATGATCCCTCGCAGATTAGCTCAAACATGGGAGTAGCTTCCTTTGAGGAAGCCGAGAACCTGATGAAAACAGGCTACCAGCCCGCAGTCGACAGGCTGAAAAAGGGCATTAAGGCCAACCTTGCAGGACAGGGCAAAAGAGTATCTTTCAAGAACGATGTAGTAGGATTTCAGCCGATCATTCCGCTTGCTTTACAGGGAGTTCCCACATGCATGGTGAATACCTACATGAAGCCGATTAAGTCCAAAGTCCTGAACATCTACTACAACATTGCAGTATCATGGGCGACTTCAAGCAAGGACATTATCAATGCAGGAGTAAAGCTCCTCTCCGCTATCTTGGAGCTTGAAATGCAGGGATACAAATTCAACATATACGCTATCCAGTCTTATTACGATGACTATGATAAACAGGCATACATGCTATCCACTAAAGTGAAGTCCGCTAATACTCCGCTGGACCTGAAGCGAATCAGCTTTCCACTGACCCATACCGCATACTTCCGAGTGATAGGATGGGACTGGTACAGCAGATGCCCGGAGGCAAAATATATCTCAGGATACGGCAGACCATTCGCCTCATTCTACAACAATGAGGAAATGACGAAGATTATGACAGAGATATTCCACGAAAAGTGCGTATACTTTTCAGCGACAGAGATTATTGAACAGGATACCGAAGCAATCAAGGAGGCGATCAAAAATGGAAGCAAATAAAAATACAGAATGGGCAAGATGCCCTAAGTGCGGACACAAACTTTTCAAGGTGCTGGAAAAATGCCCGAATCTTGAAGCCATTGAGATTAAATGCAGTTCCTGCGGGGAGATAGTTACATTTGATGCCTCTGGAAGCCCCAAAAAGGGCTATTTCAGGGCTTCCGATAAAAAAGTCGATAAAGTTATCGACTAAAGCCAAAAGCGCCAAAAAAGAGCGAATTTCAATCAATGTAAAGTCTTGACAAAGTTATGGCAACATAGTAAAATTCAGGTATCAGGTACAAGCCTGATGCCTGATGTATATGGAGGACGAAATTGATTTACAAGGAAAACAATGTTTTTGAGGAAGCTCTTGAAAGAATCCGAATGCTGTTTGATGAGCATGAGGATATCATTGTGTCTATGTCAGGGGGCAAGGACAGCACAGTGCTGTTCAATCTCGCACTGCAGGTCGCAAGGGAAAAGGACAGACTTCCGCTGAAGGTCTTCTGGTTAGATCAGGAGGCAGAATGGCAACATACTGTGGATTACATGAGCTGGGTAATGCACCTTCCTGAAGTAGAGCCATACTGGTATCAGATTCCGTTTGATTTTCCAAATAATCTGTCACAGCAACATAAGACTCTGAAAGCATGGGATGACACAGAGGCAGATAAATGGATTCACCCGCTGTCAGATATTGGAATTCATGTGTCTCCGGTCGATGTCTCGAAACAAGGGAGAGACGAGGCGTTCTATACTCTGATCAAGCAGATTCCCGCGGCGATTACAAAAAAACAGTGTGCGGTTCTTGTGGGCATGAGGATGACTGAGAGCCCAAGAAGAAGAATGACGATCACCGGCAGTAAACCACAGTGGCATGGAATTACATGGTGTACAAAGGCGATAGGTACTACGCGAAAGTTTTGGCCTATCTATGACTTCACTGATGACGATATTTGGACTGCCATCGCTAAGAACCATTGGAAATATAATGGGGTCTATGACCTGATGTACAGATGGGGTACGCCGAAAAACGATATGCGAGTATCGGCCCTGATTCACGAGACTTCATGGCACGCAATCGAGATGCTTCAGGAGTTTGAGCCGGAAACCTACAACCGTTTTATCAAGAGAGTGCCCGGAAGTAACACCTTTACGCACTCGTTTGATGAAGGAGGGATTGTGCCACGGTCGCTTCCCTTTGCCTTTAAGGACTGGAAGGAGTACAGAGACTATCTGCTATTCCATATTATTCCTCCTGAGGATATTTCTATTTATCAGCAACGCTGGCAAGGGCAGGATGGCGAGAAATGGTACAAGGTGCATGTGAAGGAGGTTATCCTGAATGATACCTGCGGCACTATAAACCAGAACCATCAGTATCAGGAATATTCCAAGGGAAGGCTTGCCGGGAAATACAAAAACAAGGATGTAGAGAAGTTCAGAAAGTATATGGAGGAGAAGAATGGACAATGAATTTCTGAGCTTTTACAAAACGGTCGAGGGCAATGAGGGCGACAAGTGCAAGTATCCTACCCGACTTGATACCTACGGGAAGGGCTGTCAACATGATTGTAAATACTGCTACGCGAAAAGCCTGTTATCCTTCAGGGGCTTCTGGAACCCAAAGAATCCTGCTGTCGCCGACATTCAGAAGATCAGGGAGACTATAGCAAGGATTCCAAAAGGGCAGGTCGTCAGGCTTGGAGGCATGACAGACTGCTTTCAGCCTCTTGAAAAGGACAGGCGAGTGACTTACAAAACCATCAAGGCTCTGAATGAGGCGGGAATCGAATACCTGATTGTAACGAAGTCTGCTATGGTTGCTGATGACGAGTATGTGAAAATCCTTGATAAGGACTTGGCACATATTCAGGTTACCGTGACGACTATGGAAGACGGCGTTTCAAGGGCATACGAGAAGGCAAGCCTTCCGAGTGAGAGGATTGCGGCGATTCTCGAACTGCAGGAGGCAGGGCTTGATGTCGCCATAAGGCTCTCGCCGTATATCCCGCAGTTGATGGATATTCAGAAACTGAAGGGTCTTGGCATTGACAAAGCAGTAGTCGAGTTCCTGAGAGTGAACGGTTGGATAAAGCGATGGTTTAAGATCGACTACAAGCCATACAGTCACTTTCAGGGAGGGTATCATCACATGCCGCTTGCGTTAAAAATCAGATATGCCGACAAAATCAAGGAGGCAGGGATATTTAAGTCCGTTACGGTATGTGAGGATTGTGATGACGATTATCTTTACTGGAGGCAGTATTTTAACCCGAATCCAGATGATTGCTGTAACTTAAGGAGGAAAGTATGATAAAAGATCAGCCGATTGCGGAGGTGCAGTGGATTCCGATCGAGAAGGTTCACGCAAATGATTATAACCCAAATTCTGTAGCTACTCAGGAGATGAAGCTCCTGTATGTGAGCGTGAAAAAGGACGGATATACTCAGCCTGTTGTAACCATCTATGATGAAAAGAAGGATCGCTATGTAATAGTCGATGGATTCCACCGATATTCGATTATGAGACGCTACAAGGACATTTATGCTTCCTGCGAGGGCAAGCTTCCGTGCGTTGTTCTGAAGAACAAGACCATGAACGACCTGATGGCTTCCACTATCAGGCATAATAGGGCGCGAGGCAAGCACAGTGTTCAGGGCATGTCTAACATCGTAATGGAAATGCTGATGAACGGGGCTTCGGATGCAGAGGTATGCAACAATCTCGGTCTTGAGGCAGAGGAATTGATTCGCCTGAAGTACATTACCGGGTACGCAAAGCTCTATGAAAACAACGAGTATTCGAGAGCGGCATATTCCGAGAAGCAGGTCGAAGCACTGCAGGAGTATCAGAATAGCCTGTAAGGCGCCAAAAGAGGCTTTGTTTGGCTTCCGTGATAAATAATGATAAATTCCCTTGCTAAAGACGCAAGCGGCTAAAAAGGAGGTTTTATGGCAAATATCGTAGTTGAAAACGAAATCGTAATGAAGAAGATCAGCGAGATCAAACCTTATGTGAGAAACCCCAGAAAAAACGACAAGACTGTCGAGCTTCTCTGCAAGGTTATTCCGAAGGTGGGCTTCAACGTTCCGCTCGTGATTGATGAGAAGGGAGTGATTGTTAAGGGACACGCTCGTTTTACTGCCGCTATCAGGCTTGGTATGGAGGAGCTTCCCTGTATTGTATCACATGCTGATCCTGAGGCGATTAAGGCAGACAGAATTGCGGATAACAAGATCTCGGAGTTCTCTGAGTGGGTCAACGATGAGCTGATGCACGAGATTGACATGATTGACTTTGACTTTGATTTCTCAGAACTGGGCTTCCCGACTGTTTCGTTCGATGATATCCCTGTGGCTGAAGAATTTGAAGCAGAGCTTGAAGAAGAAGGGCGTCAGATCTCGGAGGAAGAAAGACAGAAGCTGTATCAGGAATTCCTTGCAGAGCAGGAGAAACAAAACGCTGTGGAGGTCGAAATGGCTTCCGAAAAAGAGATTCAGGAAGCAAAAGCCGCGCAGAAAAATACTGCTACGCCGCCTCCGAGATATTACAAGTGTGTCTGCGAAAAGTGCGGGCACGTTATGTTTGTGAGAGAAGGAGATATCTGCGACAGACTGGAGGGCTAAATGCAAGAAAGAAGCAAAACCTTTATTATAGCCACTACAGGAGATAGGTTTGATGGGTTAAAAAGACTCGTCATATCTTTGTTCCCGTTTTTCAAAACCGGATGGACAGCAGTTATTGTTGCGCAAAGCTATTCGGACAAAGACCTTTCTGAAATAAAAAGGCTTACAGGGAAAAACGCCGATATTATTAAAAAAAATTACCTGATTGGGGCTCACAGTGCCAAAATGATTGCCTTGAATTATACCAAGAGTGAAATTTGGTGTAGTTTGGACGATGATATGATTGCGACTCAATCCACAGACTACGATCAAGTTGCAGACATTTTGAGGTGCAATAAAAATATAGGGTTCATTTCAGGGAATTGGGCAAGGACTCAAAAACAAGCAAATGCCAAAAAAGTTGTAAACGAACTTGTCCCTCAAAAACTTGTTTATACTGGGGGTGGGCTTTTGTTCAGGGAAGATGTGGCAGAAATCATTCGCAATATTCCGAATGAGCAATATTTGTTCGATGATTGTCTGTGGGCCATGTACGCTTACATAAACGGTTATTCAAACTATAGATTTAGGGGAAGCATCGCTGTACATCAGATATGTACGGTTGGTGGCAGAAAGTCTTGGTTGAAGGAAAGGAAGGACAGAGTTCTACCGCCAAACGAGTTCTTGAAGGTTAGAAAAAGTAAGGACTCAGAAGGATATTTTATATGTAACGACAGAGACCTTACAGACCTTGCTAAAGAACTGCATGAAAGGAATAAAAAATGAGGTTCATGATTCATTCATGTAACGAAAGACTGAAGTATGTGGAAGACAAACTAATTCCATCTATGGTAAGGCAAGGAATACTAAGAGAGGACATCGTTCTTTTCAATGATGATCTAAAAGAAGGCTGTCTTAAAGCTTGGGTGCGTTCGTTGAAGCTCTTAGAGAACGAGCAGGAAGGCTATTGGCATTTACAGGATGACATTGAGATAAGCAAGGACTTTTACGAGAGAATTAAAGACATCGGAGACTTCAATTTCATAGTAAATGGTTTTGTATGCAAACAGCATAATCTCGAAAACTATGAAAAGATTGGGTTTCAATATCCAAAAGAATGGTGGGCTTCTCTGCAGTGCGTTTATATTCCTTCTAAATACGTTCGTTCTTTCTTAGAGTGGTTTTTGGATGGTGTTGTCAAGGGAGGAAAGTTCAACAATTATCTTGTCAAAAACAGACACGCAGATTTCTTCTTTTACAGGTCTGTTATTGAAAAGTTTCCACAGGATTATATGCTGAATCTTGTCCCGTGCCTCGTAAACCATATAGATTACAAACTTGGCGGTTCAGTTATAACGCCTGAGAAAAGATATCTCAGAGAAGCGTATTATTGGGAGGAGAAAAAATGAATGTTTTAATCGTTGGATGCGGAAATATAGGAAGTATTTTATTTGAAGAGTACGCAAAACTAAAGCCGGATAGACACGATCCACGAAAGGGCTGGTTTAAGCGACAAGATATCCGATATGACTTCGCTTTTATTTGTGTTGACACACCGATGCTTTCTGACGGCAGATGTGATTTATCTCAGGTGAGAACTGCTATATCGGAGACAGATGCAGATACAATTATTGTTAGATCAACCGTTCCCCCGAATACCACTAAAGCTCTTAGGCATGAAACCGGGAAACGAATCATATTTGCTCCTGAATTCTATGGAACAACTCAGCATTGTAACCCAAAATCCTTTGATTATAATTTCATGATTCTTGGGGGGCCCAAAGAAGACTGCGCAAGAGTGATTCAGTTTTTACAGGATGTTTATGACGCACGCTATCGCTTCCTGATTACCGACAGCACTACGGCAGAGCTTACGAAGTATTTTGCGAATACGATGCTTGCGGCGAAGGTATCCTTATGCGTTCAGTTTTGGGATATCGCAAATCAGTTCGGCGTTAGCTATGAGGAAATGAGAGAGCTTTTGTTAAATGATCATCGGTTTAATCGGGCGCATACCTTTGTGTATGCAGACCATCCTTACTGGGAAAGCCATTGTTTTGACAAAGACCTTCCTGCACTGACAAGGTTTGCGGATGCCCCATTGATTCAGGCGATTATTGATTATAATAATTCGTGTAAAGAAAGGTACACAAAATGATTGCGAGAAGATATTGTATAAGCAGTGGCGTTGGTGTTTCAAAAAATGGGCTTCCGAGCTTTGATAAAGCACTGATTGAGGCAGGAGTCGGGAACTACAACCTCGTAAGACTATCCAGCATTCTTCCTGCTGAATGTGAGCAAGTAGATGTGTTAAGCCTTCCGGATTGCCTTCAGGAAGGGAGCCTACTGCCGACTGCGTATGCCACTATTACAAGTGATACTGAGGGAGATACTATTATATCAACAATCGGAGTCGGAATACCTGTGGATAAGTCTAAAGTCGGTGTGATTATGGAGTATTCCGCAAAGAATATCGAAAAGGACAATGCTTTGCGGATTCTTCACGACATGATTCAGGAAGCGTTTGATGTTCGCGGATGGGAGCTTGAGAGCGTTGTCTACGATTATGCCACCGTGAGAGTAGATGAGGGAGGAACGAAATACACTACTTTTGCGTGTATAGCAGAATGGGAGTAAGAATATGGCACGACCAAAAATTGAAATAGACGCAGACCAGTTTAAGAAGCTGTGCGCGATACAGTGCACTCTTGCAGAGATCGCCTCATGGTTCAAGTGTTCTGAGGACACGATTGAACGATGGTGCCTGAGGGAGCTTGACATGAATTTTGCGGATGCCTATAAAACCTTTTCGGCTGACGGCAAAATCAGCCTGAGGCGAAATCAGTTCAGGATGGCGGAACATAATGTGTCTATGGCCATCTGGTTGGGCAAGCAGTATCTGGGTCAGCGGGATACCATCGAGGTCGCCTCTCCCACAACAGAGAGCGCCATTGAGAAGATTGCGAAACAGCTTATGGGACAGAAGCAAAGGCAGAAATAAGGGGAATTTTCCCCTTATTTTGCTATATATGTAAAATATAGTCAAAATCACAGAATGCCCCTGTAAGCTCGAATTTTGCCCTTTTTAGACACTTTGTTTTTAGGCGATACTTTTATCGAAAAAGTTACTGGAAGGGCGAAATTAAACAAGATAAAATGCCTGTCAAAAAGTGTAGCATTTTCAAAGGCTTCAGAGCCTGATTTTTCGAGGCAGGTAAAACGGGTGCAAATAATCGAAAAATGGATGCAAGGGCTTCTATGTAGTTTTATCCTACATTTCCCTATACTTTTCTATATAAAATTTTTTTTACTATAAGCTTTTTATACTGCTTTTATACTACACTCCTACACTACTGTAAAAAGAAGTAAATAAATATAAATATATATAAAATAGACTTTGACAAAAAGTCAAATAATCTTTGACTTTTGTTTACAAAAGCGAATGTAGGAACATATGTTCATCCTACACTAAAGCTACACTAAAAACTTTACATCCTACACTATTGACGAAAATCAGAGGAAATTGTATAATGACGGTATGGATGTTCAGATCACAGAAAAGCAAAGAGAATACTTAACAGGCGGTCGGTTCGCGAGGATAAACCTGCTTGAAGGCTCAGTACGTTCGGGGAAGACTTGGATAAGCCTTGTGGCTTGGGCGCTTTTCGTGGCTTCTATGCCGAGAGACGCTGAATTCCTGATGGTCGGGAAGACGCTGACTTCTCTTGGGCGAAATTGCCTTGGACTGCTTCAGGCATTAGAGCCTTCGTTTAAATATAAGACTACGAGTAAAAGAGCTTCCCTTTATGGCAGAACGGTGTGGCTGGAGGGCGCAGACAACATCGCTTCCGAGAATAAGATTCGTGGTATGACTCTTGCAGGTGCGTACTTTGATGAGCTGACGCTGATTCCTGAAGGATTCTACTATATGACGCTGTCTCGACTTTCCTATCACGGGGCAAAGTTGTTTGCGACTACAAACCCTGATTCACCTACGCATTATGTCTATACCGATATTATTGAGAATCAGGACATTGACAAGATCGTAACGAAGTTCCTGATTCGGGATAACACCTTCCTTGATCCTGAATATGTGGACGAGCTGGAAAAGGAATATCAGGCAGTACCTGCTTCATATCAGCGATATGTGCTCGGAGAGTGGGTACTTGCAGAGGGGTTGGTATACCCGAATTATTCCAACACTGTTCCTACTCAGGAAAGAGCATATACACAGTATATGGTGTCGATGGACTATGGCATTCAGAACCCGACTGCTATGATACTGTGGGGGAAGTGCGATGGAGTGTGGTACGCAGTCAGAGAATACTATCACTCTGGACGCGATACGAATGATCAGAAGACTGATGAGCAATATTACGAAAAGCTGTGTGCCCTTTGCGGAGACCTTCCTATTGACAGGATTTTTATTGACCCATCAGCATCTTCATTTATTACGCTCGTAAGGCAGAGAGGAAAGTATTCAGTCAGGCACGCAAATAATGATGTGATGGACGGAATCCATCATGTAGGCTCTGCATTGACGAATCGAATGATTCTTTTTAATGACTGTTGTAAACAGACAATCAGAGAGTTCAGCCTTTATTCATGGAATCCAAAAGCGACAGGGCAGGATGCAGTCATAAAAGAGAACGACCATGCAATGGATGCAGTAAGATACTTCGTTCAGACGAATAGGGTATATAGGGTATTAGAAGAGTATACCCCGGTATTTGGGACGGCATAATAAGCAGAAGGGAGAATGAATGTTTACTTTTAATGATTTTCAGGCAGAGGTAGAAAAGAACGGCGTGACGAAGGCTGTGGCAGTTGCTATCAATTCGCACAAGGATTCGGATGATTACAAAATGGCTTTAGATGCCGACCTTTATGATCATCAGAAGAATAAGACGATCAATGAGTATGTGCAGGTGATTTTTACGCTGACAGGCTCTCCGATTGAGGACTATACGGCTTCCAATAATAAGCTGTCCTCTAACTTTTTTAGGAGGCTGAATACTCAGCGGAACACTTATCTGCTGGGGAACGGCGTGTCTTTTCCTGATGCAGAGGATGGAATTAAGGCCGCACTCGGCTCGTCTTTTGATAAGGTGTTGAAGAAGCTTGGATACTATGCCTTGATTCACGGCGTGTCCTTCGGCTTCTGGAACGTGAAAGGAATGCACATATTCAAGCTGACAGAATTTGCGCCGCTGTGGGATGAAGAAACTGGAGCACTCAGAGCAGGAGTACGGTTCTGGCAGATTGACAGCAAGAAACCGATGTTTGCAGTCCTTTATGAAGAAGACGGATTCACGAAGTATCGTTCAAATATTAAGGACGGAAACTTTGAGGAGCTTCAGCCAAAGAGGGCGTATCGGGTTACGGTTTCAACATCAGAAGCTGACGGAGAGGAAGTAATCGGCGAGGATAATTACGGCAGTCTTCCAATTATTCCGCTGTGGGGTTCAGACCTGAAACAGTCAACGCTCGTGGGGATGCGTGCGCTGATTGATTCCTTTGACCTTATCCGTTCGGGCTTTGCTAATGACCTAACGGATGTGTCGCAGATTTACTGGATTGTGTCAAATGCAGGAGGAATGACGGATAAAGACCTTGCGCAATTCCGTGACCGCCTGAAACTGACGCATATCGCAACAGCAGATACGGAAAATTCGGATGTTACGCCGTACACGAACGAAGTACCTTATAATGCTCGGCAGACTTATCTGGACTCTATTAGAGCAGGAATCTATGAGGACTTTGGCGGACTGGATGTCCATACTGTGGCGGCAGGAGCGACAAATGATCATATTGATGCCGCTTATCAGCCAATGGACGAACAGGCGGATGATTACGAGTATCAGATCATTGAGTTTGTTGACCAGCTTCTTCGACTTTTGGGGCTTCCTGAATCAACGCCGATTTTTAAGCGGAACAGAATTTCTAATCAGAATGAGCAGACGCAGATGATTCTCTCAGCCGCTGAATATCTGGATGACGAGACTGTGCTGAAGAAGCTCCCGTTCATTACCGTGGACGAGGTGGCGAAAATCCTTGAGGCAAAGAAACAGGAAACGGAAAATCGGTACTCAGATGAGGAAATCGACGAAAGACTGTCAGCCCTTGAGAATGCAGGACAGGAGCAGGAGCAGGAGGAAGTAAATGGCTGATGATCTTGGAGTGCTGTATACGGACAGGCAGTTGAGAGATGTCGAAAGAACTATATCACGCCTGTATACGCAGGCGCAAAAAGATATCGAGCAGAAGATGTCTGATTTTTCGGACAGGATGGCAAAGAGGGAAAAACTGTATGAGGCAAGAGTAGCCGCCGGGACAATGACTCAGGATGAGTTCGATCACTGGAAATCAAGTGTTGTTTTCAGAGGCAAGCAGTGGGATGACAAGATGGCGCAGGTTTCTGAAGTCCTTGCGAATACGAATACTGTTGCAAATAATGTGGTGCGCAGGAATCAGATAGGCGTATTTGCAATGAACGGCAATTACGCTGGATATGAGCTTGAACATGGGGCAGGGGTTTCTTTTGGATTCGACCTTTATGATCAAACGACTGTTTCCAGACTGCTTCGGGATAAGCCGAATATTCTTCCCTTTAAGAAACTGGACAAAGAGAAGGATATGAAGTGGAATTTCAAGAACATTCGCTCGCAAGTGACGCAGGGTATCCTTCAGGGAGAGAGTATCCCGAAGATCGCAAAGAGACTTGCAGAAGCTGTGCCGAATCGGAATGAGAAGCAGATGGTCCTTCACGCTCGTACTGCTATGACCGCCGCTCAGAATGGCGGCAGGATGGAGCGGTATAAGGAAGCAGAGGATCTTGGAATCAAATTCAAGAAGGTATGGCTTGCGACTCTTGATGGGCGCACCCGTGATACCCATGCAGACCTTGACGGTCAGGCAGTAAAACCCGATGAGGACTTTGAGGTTGATGGCTACAAGATTTCATATCCGGGTGACCCTCATGCGGCTCCCGAAATGGTTTATAACTGCAGATGCACGCTGACTACAGAGCTTGAGGACTATCCGCATTCGTTTAACAGAAGAGAGACTTCTTCGGGCGAAGTGATTGAAGATATGTCCTACAGAGAGTGGGAGCGATCAAAACAGCATAATGGGGAATATAAGCCGTCTAAATCGTATTATCGTGACTTATCCGAGTTTGGGTATGATGAGGAAACAACTAAAATCTTAAATAATCGTTTTATAGAGCTTGACAGCAAGTATGGAGCAGAAATAAGCGAAATCACGACAACGCTAAAAGATGCGCAAGAGGATTACGACCTATATTATGAGAATTACGTAAATAAACTGTTACAAGACAATCCACGAATGCGAAAAAGCACTGCAGAAAGACGGGCAGTTGAAGTTCTTGGAGCAAGACCAGATGGAAGCAGTGTTGACTTTGCACTTACTGGTGGAAATTTTAATATGAATACCAAAAGAATGACCTTGAATCCTGACGGCGTTGTATCGGCTGTTTCTCTTGATAAAGACATAGAACACAGAAGAAGATATTTGGAAAGGATGGAAAAGAGAAAAGCACGAGGCGCAGAAGTTTATCCTGCTGGAAACGCTGTTATTTCAGTGGAAGGAAGCTTTATACATGAATACGGGCACGCCCTTGATGCTGAATTTAATATAAGGGAAAACCCACAATTCCGTGAGTTTTTAAGCGGCCTTACTGTGGAAGATATAAGGCTTCAAGTCAGTGATTATGCAACATCTAATAATATGGAATTCATAGCAGAGTGTTTTGCACAGAGCTATTTGGGCGAATATCAAAGTGAGATATCAAAAGGATTTATGAAAGTTTTGGAGGGAATTATCCGTGATCGTGCTAAGTAATCTACCGTGTGAACGATGCGTATATTTCAAAAAAATAAAGACATTGGATATGAAAAAAGAAAAGCAGTACATAAGCTGTAAGAAGGCAAAAAATGATAATGCCACCGAATTGCTTGTGAAAGCAAAAGGACGGATTCTATGCAAATACTTCAAAGAGGTATAATATGGCAACGATCAAAGTAGAAATAAAAAGCAATAAAAAGGAGTATTCCGACGCTCTTGATACTGTCGCTGAAAAAGTGCTGACTATGTGGGGAATGCAAGCGGAATCAGCGGCGAAGAAACTGTGCCCTGTTGATACAGGCTTGCTTCGGAACAGCATTACTTGGGCTTTAGCCGGAGGAGGCGCAAATACGCCGTCTTATAAGGCTGATAATGGCAGTGCGTCAGGAAGCTATAACGGTCAGGCTCAGGCAGATCAAGGTGGGCCGAGGCATGTTTACATTGGTTCAAATGTAGAGTATGCCTCGTATCAGGAGCTTGGGACATCTAAAATGAAGGCTCAGCCGTTTCTTGGGCCAGCGATCGAACAAAACATGGACTATTTTCAGAATATTTTGGAAACCGAATTGAAAAATCAATCGCAAAGTTGACAAGTCGGTAAAAATATGTTATGCTTCTGCTAAGGGCAAGAATGTCCTTAGCATTTTTTATTTTAATCATAATCACTGGTGCAAGAACGCACCCAAAGCAAAGGAGTGTGAATATGGGACTTAGCAGGGCAATGCTGAAAGGAATGGGGCTGACCGACGAACAGGTCACGGCAATTGTTGAAGAGCATACTTCCGTATTAACGGCGATCAAGGAAGAGCGCGATAAATACAAGGAAGATGCCGAAAAGCTTCCGAAGGTCCAGAAGGAACTGGATAAGTTGAAAGGCGATACTTCCGCAGGCGACTGGGAAAAGAAGTACAATGATGAGCACAAGGCTTTTGAGGATTATAAGAAAGAGATTGCCGACAAAGCCGCGCTTGAAGGAGTGAAGTCTGCGTATAAAACGCTTTTAACCGAAGCGAATGTCGGAGAAAAACATATCGACAGCATCCTGCGTGTAACTGATTTTTCCGCTATGAAGCTTGACAAGGACGGAAAGCTGACTGATTCTGACAAGCTGACCGAAACGATCAAGAAGGATTGGAGCGGCTTTATTACCACAAAGGAGACAAAAGGTTCTCAGCCTGAAACGCCTCCGGGTGGAGGTCAGGGAAGCGGAGAAAAAACGGGTCGTGCTAAAGAGCTTGCGAAGATTCGCTATGAACAGCTTTATGGCACAAAGACTGATGCGAAAGGAGAAAAATAATGTCTTTTATCGGTGACATTGAACAGGGACAGACCTATGCACCGGGCTGGTTCCTTGAAGACAACGAAAAATGCACGAGAGTGACTAAGACGGTTCCTGCTACCGGAGCGCATGTGACTACCACGGCGGATGGTAAGAAATATGCGAAGATGGGCACATTCGTCGCCTCCCTTGGCGGAATCCTTTATGAAGATGTAGACCTGTCTACTGGCGCAATGCCCGGCTCTGTGGTTATCGCAGGTCGCTATTACAGTGACAGAGTAATCGGCACTGTGACTGGCGTTGCCGCTCTTGTGAGCGCAGGTGCTTATCCGACGGTTACTCGTCCGGATTTCGGTGAATAAGGAGGTGAGCGATCATGGCTAAATGGGAAAGAAATATTATGGGATTTATCCCGCAGGATGAATGGCTTGATATCGGCTTTGATGTTCGCCGCCCTGCAGACCCGATTGACGGTCTTTTCGGAGATATTAAGACCGATAACCTTGTGGCGTACTGGGAGAGCATTGCGGCGGAATATCAGATTCCGGTAATGGCTCAGTTCCACGCTTTTGATACCGAGACTCAGAAGACCTTCCGTATTCCGATTGATACGCACAACATCGAAAAGGGACTGATTAAGGTCAAGATCAACCAGTCCGAAAGAATGCGTGCGCTGACTCGTGCCGGTGTCCGTGAGGATGCACTTTATGACTATGTAATCAACGACGGTCTTCGCCTTGCAGATCAGGTCTTCACCCGGTCGAAGGTTGCGAAGAACGAACTTCTGGCAACTGGTCAGGTGACTATCAAGGAGAACAACCTTGATTTAACTGTGGACTACGGCGTTCCTGCCGCTCAGAAGGCGTTCACACTGAATCTGAATAAGGAAGCCGACATTCCTGCACAGCTTCAGACGATTGTCGACTATGCGAACGGAATCGGGCTTACGATCACTGGCATGGTGACCGCGAAGAAGAACCTTTCCAAGATGCGTGCGAATGAGGCGATTCAGGTTGCTATCGGTGGCGTTGGTGCTACTGGCGCACTTGTTGGACAGGCGGCTCTGCGGAATTATCTGAATGAGGAATTCGATATCACAACCGTTATCACGAATGACCTGACCTACGGCGCAGATGCGACTATCGGCTCCGACGGCAGACCGCATGTGACTACGGCGAGATACTTCCCTGATGACAAGATTACCTTCTTTGCGACCGTGAACGGCAACACGCTGGGTACTGGCCTGTGGGGCGATCCGCCTGAAGTCGATATCGCACGGTTCATGGATGTGAGACAGAGCGAATTCCCGTATGTCTACGTTTCTCAGTGGGTTGAGAATGATCCGACCGTACTGTGGACGAGAGCATCCGGTCTGTTCATGCCTGTCCTTTACAATCCGAATTCTCTGTTTATCGCTTCCGTTACGAATGAAGCTCCTACTGAAGGAGCGGGGGAATAAGTAGATCGTTGAGAGCCGCACCCGTAACGCCTGAACCGGATTTCTCTAATATGACAAAGGCGCAGATGCTTGAGTATGCGGAGGAAACAGGCATTACGGGTGTCAGCGGTCGGATGACAAAGGCTGAAATCATGGAGGTATTACGGAATGCTTGAGCAGGTGCTGAATTTCATTCACAACTTTTTTGTGAAAGAAGTATATCGCGGTAAATTCACTATCTTGGGCGGTGAATTGCAGGTAGACTTTCTTTTGAATAATCAGTATTGCAAGATCATTGGCTCGGTATTCAATGACAAAGTTCATGAGTATGGTTCTGGTGGCTTGACCGACGAAGTGTTCGAAGGTCAGGTCTGGGCTATGGCGGTGCCTCCGACGCTCATAGCCCTTATTTCAGAAATTGATACTTGGGTTGACAAGTATGGCGAATCAGTCAGCACGCCGTATCAGTCAGAGAGCTTTGGCGGATATTCCTACTCAAAGGCGACTGGCGTTGGCAAGGATGGAACTGCTAAGCTGACCTATGACTGGCGTGATGTTTTTAGTCCGCAATTGAATCAGTGGAGGAAACTGTCATGAGCTTATTATCAGAAGCAATGGACAATTGCGTGATGCTTGACAAAAGAACAGTGTCCGATGGCTACGGTGGTTATAAGACTGAATGGGTGCCGGGTGCTGAATTCAAGGCGGCGATTGTCTTTGATACTTCCATTGAAGCAAGAGTGGCTGAGGGACAAGGCGTATCAAGTCTGTATACAGTCACGACAGGCAGAGAAATGACTCTGGAATATCATGATGTGTTTGTCAGGGGGTCTGACAATAAGATTTTCAGAGTGACTTCTGACGGCGATGACAAATTTACGCCAAAGTCTGCTGGGCTCAATATGAGGCAGGTGAGCGCAGAGGAGTTTGTCCTTCCAACATGATAACCTTTACTTTGGGGGTGATTAAAATCGACAAATCTCAGGCAATTGATCAGTTTTGGAACAGCTTCGGATGGACTGCCTACGATGAGAGCACTGTCCCTGATGATGCAGGAATGCCGAGGATTACATACAGTGTTGTCACGGACAGCCTTGGAAATCCCGTTATGATTCCTGCTTCTCTGTGGGACAGATCGACATCGTGGGAGAGGATTTCGAAAAAGTGTGATGAAATTGCTTCAAGGCTTGTCAGCATGGTTCCGCCTGCCATCAAACTTGACAACGGACGGCTGTATTTGACTAAAGGCAGTCCGTTCGCTCAGAGGATGCAGGATGAAGATGATACGATTCGCCATATCTATTTAAATGTCGATGCGGAATTCTTTACCGCATATTAAGGAGAAATATTATGGGAAGATTTACTGTGATTCCGCAGAACACATTTGACAATCTTCAGACTGACGCAGGTGTTCTGCTGAAAACCTTTGATCCTGCCGCGCCTACTGCTCCGGCAGATGCTGACATTATCACGGCAACAACTGGCGGCATCAGCGTTTCGTGTGTCCCGACATATTCCGACTATGGCGAGGACATCGACAACGTGCCGAATAACATGAAGGAACTGAAGCACCTTGACGGATGGGAGTGCAAGCTTAGTACGACCTGCCTTGGCACTTCGCCGGAGCTTATCAAGCTTCAGCTTGGTGCGGCAGACATTGACGGTACTAATACTGCAAAGATCGTTCCGAGGCGCGACCTTGAACAGACCGACTTTTCCGATCTTTGGTGGGTTGGCGATAAAGCGGACGGCGGTCTTGTGGCGGTTCAGATTCTCAATGCTCTGTCAACCGGCGGCTTCTCGCTTCAGACAACGAAGAATGGCAAGGGCCAGCTTACGCTTGAAATCACTGGGCATGTGTCTATCAGCGCACAGAACGTTGTCCCGATGGTGTTCTACTCTATGAGTGCATAAGCAAGCGGAAATTTATTTTAATTTTGAAATAGCAAAGGAGGGGCTATTTTATGAAAACATTAGCGACTTGTACGCCTCGTGAATTCATGAGGCAGACGGCAAGAATCAGACACGTTGCGGCTGATTGGATGGACATGACAAAAATTTTAGAAATAAGAAAGGAAATGCCAGACTTACCGAAGGATGCGACATTTGAGGAAAGAAAAGCTATTCTTCAGTCGCAGGTCCAAAAAAATCTGTCCAAAATGCTTGACGCTATTCTGGACGAACATCCAGATGAAACACTGAATCTTATTGCGCTGATGTGTTTCATTGAGCCTGAAGATGTCGATAAATACAACGTCGAATTCTTCCTTGATGCTATTTCGGAGCTTATATCAAACAAGGCTGTAATCCGTTTTTTTACCTCATTGGTACAGTTGGGGCAGACGAATACTTCAGAGGAATCGAAAGCATAAGGCTTGACCTTGTTGATGAGCTGGGGAGCGGATACGTAATTGATCATTGCGTGTCCGCTTTTTTACAATCAAAAAGGGAAGAACTGTATCAGAATTATGTGACGGATGCGTTAAAGATCATTGGTCATTTGGATAAAAGGTTTGCCGACTTGTTCAAGCCGCAAGAGACGCGAACTTCGGACGAGATCATTGATAGTATAAAGAAAAAACTTGGAGGTTGACGAATGGATTTATTTAACCTCATGGCAACGCTGGGACTTGATTCAAGCTCTTATGAAAAAGGGCTTGACGGTGCTGAAAGCAGAGCCGGGAGCTTCGGAAGCAAATTGAAATCAGGACTTGGAACGGCGGCAAAAGCAGGAGCGGCGGCTGTTGCGGCAGTTACTACAGCGGCGGTTGGAGCAACTACCGCAATGGTTAAAGGCGCGGCTTCTACTGCTGAATACGGCGATAACATTGATAAAATGTCTCAGAAGATGGGCATGTCTGCAGGGGCGTATCAGGAGTGGGACGCAGTAATGCAACATTCCGGAACGTCTATGGAAACCATGAAAGCATCCATGAAAACCTTGGCAAATGCCGCTGCAACAGGCTCAGAAGCGTTTGAAAAGTTGGGTATCAGTCAGCAGGAAATTGCCAACATGTCTCAGGAAGAGCTGTTTGAGGCTACGATTTCGGCTTTGCAAAATGTTGAGGATGAAACGGAGCGCACATATCTTGCAGGAAAAACGCTTGGAAGAGGAGCTACTGAACTTGGTGCTTTGCTTAATACTTCCGCTGAAGATACGCAGAAAATGCGAGACCGAGTGAGAGAGCTTGGCGGCGTAATGTCGGATGAGGCGGTAAAGGCTTCCGCTACTTTTCAAGACAATTTGCAGGATTTGCAGACTGCTTTTGCAGGCGTAAAAAGAGGAATAACAGAGAATTTATTGCCCGGTCTGAACGATGTTATGGCTGGGTTTACCAGCTTAATAATTGGAGAAGAAGGAGCGCAGGAAGCATTAGATCAAGGCTTTTCTCAAATCATGGATGGTATAATGACGGGGATGAAGAAAGTAGTAACAGTCGCTTCTACGCTTATTCCGAGTCTTGTAACAGCAATAACCGAAATTCTGCCGGAACTTGCGCCGATGGGGATTTCCATCATTGAAAGTATTGCAACAGCAATCATTGACAATCTTCCGGGTTTGGTAGATGCGGCGATTTCGATCTTATCTGCTATAGGCGAAGCGCTAATAGAAAACGGGCCGACGCTGATTGAATCGCTGGCTACAGTTATCGGTCAAGTCCTTGAAAAGCTGACAAATCCTGAAACGCTTGGGTCTTTCATTGACGGGATTATTTTATTAGTTACTACAATGGCGGAAACATTCATTGAAAATATCCCGGCAATCATTGACGCGATAATCCAGATTCTTGACAATCTTCTGCAAGTAATTCGGGAAAATCTTCCGAAGATCGTAGAAGCGGCGGTTTCGATCATGACATCTTTGATTAACGGCTTGATCGAAGCGTTACCACAGTTGGTGGCATACATCCCCACAATCATCAATACGATTATGGAGGTGATAACCGAAAATTTACCTACGATCATTCAGGCGGCTATTGATATCATGAATGCATTGGTCGAGGGACTGATTGAAGCGATACCGACACTGGTCGAGTATTTACCGACTATCCTGAATACGATAGCGGATGTGATTTTTGAGAATCTTCCGACAATCATTCAGGCCGGATTCGATCTGCTGGAAGCATTGATTGACGGAATCATGAGTAATCTTCCGGCAATCATTGATGCGATTGCGTCAATAATCGGTCGGCTGGTAGAATTCATCCTTCAGCATCTTCCCGAATTCATCCAGCGTGGTTTCGACATTATCATGGCTTTGATTCAGGGCATCCTTGACAATTTACCGGCGATCATTTCAACGGTTGCGCAATTGATTGTGACAATCATTAAGGCGATTATCGAAAACCTTCCGAAAATTCTGATACAGGGTGCGGATATCCTTATGCAGTTGATCATGGGTTTGATCAGTGCAATACCGCAGTTGATAGCCGCAATTCCTCAGATTATCATGGCGATCATTGATGCGTTCAGGAATACGGACTGGGGTGCAGTCGGTAGAAATATCCTTCAGGGCATTAAAGATGGTCTTTTCAGTATGGTCGGCAATATCGTGGATGGCGTGAGGAATATTGCAGGACGGATCGCAAGCGGCTTTAAGAACTTCTTTGGCATCCATTCTCCGTCTAAACTGATGCGTGATCAGGTAGGTAAAATGCTTGGTCTTGGCTTTGCTGAAGGTATTGACGAGAGCGCAGGAGAAGCCGTCAAATCTGCTGAGGATATGGCGAAAGATGTCCTTGGAACAATGGACGGAATCGACACAGAATTGTCCGCAGGAATAGGAGACATAAATTTGAGTCGTGGTGGCGCAGGAAGCACAAATGGATTGACGGCAACAGGCGCAGGTGTTATAATCAATGTATACGGAGCGGTCGGTCAGGATGTGAATGAGCTGGCTGAAATCATCGGTCAGAAGCTTGCGTTTGAGACGCAGAGAGAGAGGTACGCATGGGCTTAAATTACTTCATTTTTAATGGAGAATCAAGCCTTGATCATGGCGTTTATGTCGGAGGACAGGGGACTTATAATGCACCGCAACGCGATGTGTCTAAGGTCACTGTCCCCGGCAGGAACGGCGACCTTATTAAGGATAATGGTCGATGGCTGAACATTGAAGTTCCGTACAATATTGTTGTGATGAAGGAATTCCTTGAACGAACCGATGATATCAGGGCATGGCTCAGCGAACCGACTGATTATGTGAGGCTTGAGGATACTTATCATCCTGATTTTTACAGGCTTGCAAGATTCGTTGGCCCGATTTCGTTTGAGACAGCGGCGTTCAATAATGCAGGAAAAGCAACGATCATTTTTGACTGCAAGCCGCAAAGGTTCCTGAAATCCGGCGAACTTCTCCTGCCGCAGACGAAAAATACTGCAATCTTTAATCCCACAAGATTCGCAAGCAAGCCTTTAATCAGGGTTATGTGCTCAGGAAATGGAACGGTTACCATCGGAGCGTATACGATTACGCTTACCGGAATTTCCACATATGTTGATATCGATAGCGAGATTCAGGATTGCTATGCTAACGGACTGTCGATGAATAATAAGGTTTCACTCAGCAATGGATTCCCGCTTCTTGTGCCGAAGGCGAACGGCATTTCTTGGACGGGTAATGTGACGAGTGTAAGTATTGCAGGAAGGTGGTACACAGTATGACTCCTATTTTATACGCATCTTCTGAAACTGACTTTAGCACTCTTGGGCTTGGAGTGCTGAACGATGCTATATCCTGTAATGTAAGAACGGTTCTGAACGGAATGTTCGAGCTTGAAATGACATATCCCACGACCGGAATTCGATATAAAGACATCGCAATCTCCGGCATTATCAAGGTGGAATCCGAAAAAGGCGGAACGCCTCAGCTTTTCGATATCTATGAGATTTCGAAGCCTCTGAATGGGATCATCACAGTTTACGCTTCTCACGTTTCAGGCAGGAAGCAATTTATCCCTGTCATGCCGTGTTCAGCAAGCAATATCACGACGGCTCTTCAGGTGATAAAAACATATTCCGCCGAAGACAATCCGTTCACTTTCTGGACGAATAAAAGCACTTCGGCTAATTTCTCAGTGAATGTGCCAAAGTCCTTAGGCCAGTGTCTTGGCGGATCAGAAGGTTCGCTTCTTGATGTGTACGGCGGCGAGTATGAATTCGACAACTTCACAATCCGGCTCTGGAATCGAAGAGGACAGGACAATGGTGTTTCATTGAGATATGGGAAGAACATTACCAGTATTGAGCAGGAAGAATCAATCGCTTCTACTATTACTGGTATTTGTCCTTATTGGGCTGATGATGAAGGGAATATGGTTACCGTGCCTGAAAAGGTGGTGCAGTCCAGCAGAGCAGATAATTTCCCGTTCAAGAGAAGTGTAGTCATTGATTTCACGCAGGACTTTGATGAAGCTCCGACAGTAGCACAATTGAGATCGGCGGCACAGTCATACATTACTTCCAACAATATCGGCGTACCGACTGTGGGAATGGACATCAGCTATGAAAACCTTGCGGATTATGAAGAATACAAGGATATTGCAGTACTTGAACAGGTGAAACTTGGAGACACTGTTCATGTGTATTTTGAGCCTCTGGATATTGAAGCAAGCGCAAGAATTGTAGAAACAAGGTATAATTGTCTTCTTGAAAAATATGACAGGATAAGAATAGGATCAGTTAAAACAAGTCTTTCAAGCACAATCAATAATTCAGTGGAAGAGGCGAAGCAGGAAATTATAAAAAGTGGTTCGGTTCTTGAAAGAGCTTTTGAAAATGCTATCAAAGAACTTACCGGAGCAGACGGAGGATATGTTGTTATCAGGAGGAACGAGGCTACAGGACAGCCGTATGAAATCCTGATTATGGATTCTCCCAACATAAATTCCGCTCAAAGTATTCTTCGGCTGAATATGAACGGGCTGGGGTTGAGTAAAACCGGAATCAATGGTCCTTATACCACGGCAATCACGGGGCAAGGCATTGTTGCAAACGCTATTACTACTGGCGTATTAAACGCAATTTTAATTCAGGCTGGCGTATTGCAATCTCAGGAAAACGGAAACGATCCGAAGTTCTATCTTGATCTTGACACCGGCGTCTTAAAAGGTAACTTTTCAGAATTGAAGATTTCTGGTGATTCTGGAGCCACTCAGAGATATGCAGATACTGCGGCAAGTGATGCGGCAAGCGATGCAGTTGATGATTATGACGAGAGCTTGAATCAGTCCGTTATCTTTAACAAGCTGACAAACAATGGTCAGGCGCAGGGCATTTATCTTCAAAACAACAAAGTTTA